TGATAAACTCGGTTCGTGGTTTAAACGTGCAAACGTTGTTAATCATTCCCGCCCCGTTCTCTTTGCCATTCCACATCAGTTTCACCGTCGAATAATCGATGTGCGTCTCAAAGTATTTATGAACCTGCACATTCACGTCGCAAAACTCCTTGTTTTTCAGGGTATATACCGATTTCCCAATGTAATTCTCAAATACCTTCCGCATACCGTCCTTGCGGTTCAGCGTCGCCGACAACCCGAGAATGATAGGATTGTTTAGTTTTCGAAATGCTTTACAGAAAACTTGTGCGCCTGTATGATGAACTTCGTCTATGATTACAAACCCGATATCATCAAATATGGCATCGTCATAATCTCGCATCGCCAGTGATTGTAGAGAGGCGATGATAAAGTCTTTGCCGACGACATCAACCTTCTTCTGTTTAATGATTCCTACCTTTGCGTCAGGGGCAAACTGTGCTATGGTATCTAAAAATTGCTGGTTCAGGAAATCCTTATGACTTATAAATATCGTCTTCTTCTTTAAGGTACAAGCGATATATAGGCTCATTATCGTTTTGCCGAAACCGCACGGAACCGATATAATACCACCCATTTTTAGTGGGTCGTTAGCGGCTTTTAAAAAGTTGCCAATCGGTTCTTGCTGTGCGTCTCGTAGAGAGCCGATAAAATTAATATGAATATCCGCACCGCTCGTCAATTTACATAGCGTCGGTAAGCCATACTCTTGCAACCCGTAATATCTGGGAATATAGATTCGCTTATCATTCTCGCTATACAACTGAAACGTCAAATCTTCGGGCGACGACGCATTACCCTTGCCACCCGCATCGAAATTAACCTTGGGCGTCATTGTCAAATCCTTCCTTATATGCTCGATATCCTTCTCGGACAATGCGGACTTTAAAATACCATAGCCGTTTTTGGATAATATCGAATACATCAAAAGCGTTAGGCAGTTCGTTTTATCAGATTAACTATCATTTTTTTATATGAATTATAATAATAGATAAGGATGATAATTAATTCATTTCGAGGGTTGGCGATAATATTATTAGTATCGATTTTGATTATCAAAGAAGTCCCTTTAAAGAAACTATTGAAAGACCCGATGATTCAATTTTATTTGGCAGTAGCGTGTATGCTAATCCTATTACTCGTCGATAATATCCTCGGGTTCATATTGTCTATCTGTGTATTGTCGCTATATTTTAGAATATATACGAGCGAACTCAAAAATAAAGAAAGTAAGGAAACAGATGTAAGCGGAACGCCACATCATTCGCATTCTTCGTCTGACGGCAAAGCGTGTTCGTCGAGCGACTCGAAATGCGAGATGAATATGGCACGGCTCGAAGAAAAGACAAGGATTGCTGTTGCTACTGCGTCTGTTGCTTCTGCGGATGGTAGCGTTCCTTATATAACCGAAGAGAACCTATTGGACGCACAAACGAATATTGTGAACCCGATTGAATATAATAGGGAACTACACACCGAGAATATATACGGTTCGCAAGGATTAGACACGAAGAACCTACATATACGAGGATATGACACCACGAACCAGTATTTAGGCTCTCTATCCTTTGATATAATAGGAAATTAAAAATATAGATTATTATTAAGAAATAGAAATAGAAATAAGAGATGTATGAAGGATTTGTATCAAATACGGAAAACGACCAAATTGTAGAAAAAATATTTACGTTATTGGGGTATTCGATGCTTACGCTTGTGGTAGGCGGAACGTTATTATGGGCGTATTATAGTTCGGATAAAAACCAGTATATGTTTATATCCGTATTATCGCTCTTCGTGCTATTTTATGCGATTGTTATCGTCGCCATCGTAGTCATAAATAAAAACAATTATGATGCCTTATCTTACACGCTTCTATTTGGTATCACTATATTTGTCATCTTCGCCACGTTTTTTATATGTGTGTTTTTCATTCTTAAAAGTTTTAATATAATCGGCTCCGCTGCGTCCGCTACAACGGCATTAAGGACGAACCCTTATATAGCGAATCTCAACAGTGAATATCGTCGGGTCGGCGTGTAAGCGGCGACACCGCCTTATATATATTCGAAAAACGACAATACGTAGATGATAGAGAATAGCGATATGGACTTTATATAGATGTCGAAGTTCGTTAAATGGTCTTGTAAATTATCGGGCATCTTCTCATATACTGTGTTAATAATCCCCGAGTGGTAGATGATTACCGCTAATATAACCAATATTAAACTCTTTTTTGCGACTTCTGTATCTACATAAGCCGATATACTGTCATACTTGCCATTCGGTGTAGGAGGATATATCGGCGGGTGAGGATACATTTGCTGAGGGTATTGCTGCGAATGCTGCTGTGGTGGATAGGACTGTTGTGGAGGCATCGGTGGCATTTGCGGATGCTGAGGCATCGCCGATTTCTTAGACATCATTAGTTCGTCTTGGAACTCGTTAAGGACGTCTTGAACTACTGGGTCGTTAATGTCATTCGCTTCTGCGGTGTTTGATGGTTGCGTTTTTAGCGGTAATGTGCTTATCGGCGTTGACATTCTAATAATTCTATCTATTGATATATAATATTTTCAATCTAAATTATATTACGCAAGGAACATCCTCTCAAAGAACCCAGGAACACTTAGTAGATTATCGGGCGTTTTATTAATATCATACGGCTCTAAGGGGTTTTCGATTGTCGAACTACATTTCACAGGATACGACGTATATTTATAGCACGTGTCTTCGAGTTTAAAAACATTCCCTTCAATATCCTTTATATCTGGGGCAGAGTAGATAACGCAGTTGTCCTTACAGATACGTCGGAACAGCAGTGCCAACGAGAGACCGAACAACGCACTAACGATGATTTGCCCTGTCTCGTCATAAAACATTCGGTCGATAGAAACCCTTAATCCCGACGGCTCTCTTTTATTCATTCTAATCTATAAAAACTTAAAAAAATAAACGAAGCATCCCGATTCCATTTCCTTATATAATAGGCTGTGTTAAGGATGTGTCGGTGCATTTAACTTCCTCTGCGTTATATTTATAGCATTGGTTATCGTGATTCTTATATACGATTTTATTCGCATTATAAGGCGTCGGGTATTTTATGATATTTCGGATTGGTGGGGAAGATATATACACGTATATAATGCCTAATAGAAAGGCGAACACGAAACTAAACCAATTGATTCGAAAGGTTCGCTCGACAGTTTTAGCCATTCTCTACACTTCAATTCCTTCTATTACTTCTATACTACCTTATTTTTTTTATAATTTACATCCTTTATACATCGATTCGTTTTGGGATTTCTTACCTGTCCTTCGGGACAATCTTTAAGAACCTTAGGGGCTTTCGCTTTCGGAACTTTCGGAACTTTCGGTTCTTTCGGAACTTTCGGAACTTTCGGAACTTTCGGAACTTTCGGAACTTTCGGAACTTTCGGAACTTTCGGAACTTTCGGAACTTTCGGCTTCTTATTAGGGACTTCGTCAGCGTCCGCATTCGGCTTCTTGGGAACTGCGACACGTTCATTGAAATTGAAGTATTCGTATGTATATATATCAGGGGTATCTTGGTGGCTATTCGTATATTTATAATTTAAATAATCATATAACGACGATAATGCTTTGGTTTTTTTAAATATAGCATATAGTTCTTCTTTCTTTACTAAAAATAAATCGTATTCGACATTATTACGCTCTCTAACATTCTTAAACTGCTCGTCGTATTTCATTATTTTTTGTGAAACGGCATTACGCTCGTCCTCTTTGTATTTGAAATAATCACCGACGAGTTTCTTAATTTTACTTAACTTCGCAGGTTCAGCAGTCTTATCATACATATTGATATTTAGAATGTTTTTTTCAATATCTTTTAATATATCCATTTACTAATATTAGGGATAAAAATAAAAACTAACGTAATAAAATATCTTCAAACATACCTTTATAGAATGTTTGGAGACTTTCTGCGGGTTTTAACTGCTCCTCATAAATACTTCGTGGTATATATTTAACAATCACTTTATCTTTTTTACATACAGATTTATTCGTATAGTAGCCTTGTATAATCATTATAGACCCTATAAATAATAAAAATATTGCGATTGCTTTCATTTCTTAATATAAAGAAATAAGAAAAAATTAATGTTTATTGAACCCCAAGTTTCTGAGAACTCCACGCATCGACCTGTTCGATACTGCTTTTGAGTTCTGACATTTCAATCGGATTCTCCGCTGCGTCCGCACCTGTCGCATCAGTGCCGACAACCTCAGATACGGACTCCGCAGCCTCCGCAACAACAACCTCATTCTGGGTAGGGAATAGCGATGCCTTGCGATTCTCAAAGATAACGTCCTTATCACTCATATTCTTCTTGTATTCTTTCATTAGGGTATTCAGTTGTGTTTCGGCATATTCTTGATTCTCCAAGCAATCTGGATTCGGCGACCAAGGACACCAGCAACCCATCTGAGCGATATAGATGTTGAACTTGTTATCAATCTTCTTGATAAACTCACTGCGATTCTTAGCCTCCTCAATCGTATCGAAAACGCCTCGCACCTTGATACCACGAATCGACGTCGTAAAGTTGTTATCACGATGATACGACGACTCCAACTCCTGATTATTAATCGACTTGTAAAACCCATATTGTTCGCTCATATCCTTCGCATCGAAGATGAACGCATTGTTCTCCTTCACAGAATCCACAAAGTCCTTTGAGTCGCTATATTTCTCCGAGATGCCATCGAGTAGCGTAGTCATATCCTTGCTAAACTTCGCAATGAATTGACTAAACATATACGCCTCCTTATTCACAAGGACATCCTCGGGACTCAAAAAAGACAACAGTACAAAGTTCTGCCCACGAATCGGCTTATCCTCGTCGAGGTAATCGACCTCCTTTACGCTTACAACATTAGTGCTTTCTTCTACGGACATTTTATATCTTTTTTCTAATACTAATATAGATTATAAATCTTATATATATTTCGTGAAAATATTTTATCTCGTAGTAATAGAATAATCGAAATGGAATACACTGTTGATTTTTGGGATGTCGTTATACGACTTCTTAAATACGCCTTCGAAGGTCTTATCGTCGCCTTTGTCGCTCTCATATTACCGAATAATAAATTGGATATGAGCGAAATCTTTATGTTGGCTTTAACCGCCGCTTGTACCTTCTCCGTCCTTGACTTGCTATCCCCCGCAGTTTCGGCGGGTGCGAGACAAGGCGTCGGTTTAGGTGCTGGTTTCCGTATGGTGGGTTTCCCGAACGGCGTTTAGTTTAGATTAAATTAGATTAGAGCGACGGTATGATTTCGTAATTCAGTTCTAAACATATTTTTTTCCATATTTGGTCTTGGACGTATAGTTTCTCTCTGCTTTTTAATAGTGGGAAATATTTGAGATATTCGTTGAGTCCTAATATTTGAAAAAACTTATACAAAACATAACTATACGACAAGAAATTCTTCCTGTCTTTCGGACAATGTTTTAAAAACGGGGCTTGAATGTTTCGAAACATATTACAGAGTTTGTCTTCGAGTTCTTGGCTAAACTGCGGAGTCGGTATCCCATTGATTCGATTGATAATATAATTAATATGCTCGTAATATTTATTAATCCGCAGACGTTTGAGAATATCCCTCATCTTGTTATAGGTTATCGTTTTCGTATCCACAATCTTCTCTTTTTTTATTTCTGTTAAAATCTTCTCAAATATTTCGTCAGGAATATCTGTGCTTTCCTTCCCCTGAACCTGATTACACCACTCCCGAAAATGATTGATTCGCTTATAACTAAAATGCGACGTATCCTTTGTATTCTGCTTTAATATAGGGCGGTTCTGCTCCACAAGTAGCAACTCTTGATATCCGCAAAGATTACAGATGATGATTGCGTCGTGCTGTAAGCACGTCATCGGGTTCTTACAATTCTTACAAATCTCAATGTCCTCCTCTTCGACGTTGCGAACATACTTTTTATTTATGATAGACATGTATTTATCTACGAGGGAACTTTTATCGATTACGTTAGGAGTCGCCGTTACGGTAGCCGAGTTCGACGCATCGAAGGGTTTCTTTAAATTATTTTCTGTATTTAAATTATTAAGAGCATCCAAAACATTTATTGTAGTCGCTGACACCGAACTTCTCTTCTTCTTCGAATCATTCTTGTAAATCTTCGGTTGTCTGCTAAGCAACTCGCTCGACGAAATACAAACGCCATTCGATATAGACGTGTGCGGGTTGCTTATATCAGACTGCTTCTCCACAGTATCGTAGTATTGAAATAGGATATAACTGGTATTTTTATAATATTCAACTTCGTTATAGGATTCCAACTCTTTGATATTGTTTTTAAGTTCAATAATTTTCTCTCGTATAAGAATATTACTCGTCCATAGAGTATTCACGTATTCCTTGTCGTGGATGTTAATATGCTTATGGGCTTCTATATTTTCCATAATGAGGTTTGACTGGACTTCCATATCCTGTAATAATATCTTGTAGCCCTCCTTGTCTTTGTTCGTAAGTTCAAACTTCTTTATAATATTGTTGTGCATCGCATCTAACGTAAAAACCTCATTATTGTCGGAAATATATTTTTTTTTTGATGATTTTTCTTTGAACATCGCTATAATAGAATAATTAATATTAATTTTTATATAATAAATAATACCTATATTAATATAGGTATTAATACATACATACATTTAATTCATATTTTTTTCTCCTCTAATAGTATAAAGAATATAGCGTAAATGGGTGGTGGTCTTCTTCAATTAGTAGCTTACGGGGCTCAGGATGTTTATTTAACTGGTAATCCTCAAATTACCTTCTTCAAGGTTGT